ATTGATTGTAAATTTTTTTTTTTTTTTAATTAAATACTTTCTTTTTTTTTTTTTTTTTTTTAAAAATAATTAAATATAATTCCAAATTTTTTAAATAAATAATCTTCTTTTTTAATTTTTAATTTACCTATTTTTTTTTTAATATCTTTTATTTCATCTTTAATATTCAATATTTCTTCAATATTTGTTGTTTTTTTTAATTTTTTTTTCAATAATTTCTTTTTTTTTAACAAATCAGGTATAGTTTTTTCTTGAATAGTTTTAAATTCATTCATTTTTTGATTATGTTTATTATCTAATGTTATTGTTGATTTTTTACTAACTTTAATTTTTTTATTCGCCTTTGGTTTAAAATTAGGCATAATTATATAATTTATTTAATTTTTATTTTTAAATTTAAAATAAATTAAAACATTAATCCGTAATATTTTTAGTATGTTTTTCTTAAAATCATATATATGGATGTAGATATAAATATAGAAACAAATAAACAAATAGATTGTATATTATTGCAAAAAATGATTTTCATATACAATGCTTTAGATAAAGGTTGGACTGTAAAAAAAAAGAAGAATGCATATATATTTACTAAAAACCATGAAGGTAAGAAAGAAGTTTTATTAGATACTTACCTTAAACGCTTTATGATGGACAATTTAGACATTAATAAAATCAAATAATATAATAAATTAATTAAATTAATTAATTAATTTATCAAAATTTTTTTTTCTTTAGCAATAGTATAACCATGGGTGGTGGATTAATGCAACTCGTAGCTTACGGCGCACAAGACGTCTATCTTACAGGTAACCCTCAGATTACTTTCTGGAAGGTCACCTACCGCAGACACACTAACTTTGCAATGGAATCAATTGAGCAGACTTTCAACGGACAGGCTGATTTCGGTCGCCGTGTCCAGTGCACTGTCTCCAGAAATGGTGACCTTGCCTACAGAACATACCTTCAGGTAACACTCCCTGAAATCAACCAGGAGGATGCCGCCGGATCCGATGGCAACTATGCCCGCTGGCTTGACTGCCCCGGAGAGCAGATGATCTCAATGGTTGAGGTTGAGATTGGTGGACAGCGCATCGACCGTCAGTATGGTGACTGGATGCACATCTGGAACCAGCTTACACTTACAAGTGAGCAGGAAGCCGGATACCACAAGATGGTCGGACAGACCACTCAGCTTACCTACCTTACCGACCCAGCCTTCGCTGATGTCGCAACTGCTTGCGGTGCCGCCTCTGTCCCTGAGGCTGTCTGCGCCCCTCGCAAGGCTCTCCCTGAGACAACTCTTTACGTTCCTCTTCAGTTCTGGTTCTGCCGCAACCCTGGACTTGCCCTTCCTCTTATTGCCCTCCAGTACCACGAGGTCAAGATTAACATCGAGCTCCGTCCTCTTGATGAGTGTCTTTTCGCCGTCAAAGCTCTTAACGAGTCCTCCGGCTCACAGAAGACCACTAACTCTTACGCCAAGTCACTCGTAGCCGCTTCTCTCTACGTCGATTACGTCTTCCTTGACACCGACGAGCGCAGACGCATGGCACAGAACCCACACGAGTACCTCATTGAGCAGCTTCAGTTCACTGGCGATGAGTCCATCGGTTCATCTTCCAACAAGATTAAGCTCAATTTCAATCATCCTTGTAAGGAGCTTGTCTGGGTTGTCCAGCCTGATATGCACGTCGCTTACTGTGACTCCTTCATTGGAGGCAAGACAATGCACAAGGCTCTTGGTGCCCAGCCATTCAACTACACCGATGCCATTGACGCTCTCCCCAACTCCGTCCTTGCATTCGGCTCTCTTGACCAGACTTCAGATACAATCAACACCGACGGTCTTTTCAGTGATGCCGCTGTCTATGACGTCTCTGGTGCCCAGACTAATGTCCCTGATGTCGATGGTCAGGTTAACCGTGGCTCACTCGCTGTTGCCACTGACGGCTCAACTCCCGGCTCCGGTAACGGTGTCTCTGACGCTGGCGTCTTCGTCCTCGCTGAGACTGCTCTTAACATGCACTGCTGGGGTGAGAACCCTGTCGTAACCGCTAAGCTTCAGCTTAACGGACAGGACCGCTTCTCTGAGCGCGAAGGAACCTACTTCGATCTCGTCCAGCCTTACCAGCACCACACACGCAACCCAGACACCGGTATTAACTGCTACTCATTCGCACTTCGCCCTGAGGAGCACCAGCCATCTGGAACTTGCAACTTCTCCCGCATCGACAACGCCACTCTTCAGCTTGTCGTCTCCGCCGCCGCTATCGGTGGAACACAGACCGCCAAGGTCCGTGTCTATGCCACTAACTACAATGTCCTTCGTGTCATGAGTGGTATGGGAGGTCTCGCTTACTCCAACTAAGCTTAATATACTTTTTTTACTTATTGAATTATAAAAATTAATTTATAATATTTATAATTTATTATATGCTTTCCTATAAACATTCCAGAAAAAAGAAAAAATTAGTTTTATTTGGTAATTGTCATTTTAATGAAATTAGAAGAAATATTATACAATATACTGAAATTAAACAAAATTATTTACCCTATTATATTTGCATTAACAATTATATAGGTTATGGTAATGTTGCCAATGGAAAAAAATCGTCACTTCAGGATAAAACTTATTTTACCGATGAACATTTAAATTTATTAAAAACTGCTGATATTTTTATTTATCAAAATATTGAAACTAATAGGGGATTTTTAAATAATAAAGAAGTTTTGAAATATATTAAAAAATCATGTATTAAAATTAAAATACCACATTACCGCTCTTCTATATATCACTATAATCACTATAAAAAACCTTATTTTAAAGATTTAAAAGAGAAAACTAACAAAATTACAAATAATAAAGAAAAACTTATATTTATAAAAAATTACATTACCAATATTAATAATAAATCTTATGATAAAAAAGATTTGGATAAATTTATAAATGAACAATTATCACATTTTAAAAAAATAGATAATTATAGCGATGTTAGTATGTATAATTTTTTTATTAATAATTGGAAAAAAATACAACTTATAAATGGCAGAAGTTATCCTACCAGTTATTTTATGTTTATATTAACAAAAAAAATATTAGAAAAAATTAATATTTATCAAAATTTATCTTTAACAAAAATGATTCAAAATAGAATACTAATGCCAAAATATTTTGGTGAATTTTCTAATATTCCTATTTTTAATTTTTGGTATAATTATAATAATTTTTCATTTAAAAATCAATATTATTGGTATTCTCATATTCCTATTACTGATTATGAATTTTATTATTTACAAATTAAAATATGCAATGAGCTTGGTGATAAATATTCTTTTAATGAAGTTGTATGGATAGATAATAAAAAATTACATATTTTAGATGAAATTAATTTAATTCGAAATATATAATTATCATTACATAATGTATATGAAAGATTTCTTATTATTCGCTATAAATGGTGGAGGATGGGCTTTAAAACCTATTTTAGAAAAAGGTGCCGTTGATAAATTAGGACATTATTATTTTACTTTTTTAAGATATTTAATAAGTGGAATCATAGCAATTCCTTTTTTAATACAACATTATTATTTTAATGGATTTCCAAAAAAATATAAAAAAAATAGCAAATTATTTTTAAAAGATGTTGTTGTTTGGGGAGGTATTGTTAGTGTTATTGCTATGATAGCTATTATGGCTAATTATTATCTCTTAGAAAAATATGATGCTTCTTTTGTTACACCTATAGCAGAATCAGCATTGCTTATATTTAATGCTATCTTTTCTGTTGTCTTACTTGGTGAAAAAATTACTACTGATATGATGACTGGTATTGGACTTATCATTGCTGGCATTATGTTTATTTATAGAAAACAAATGAAACTTTTTTAAACTATTTAAACAAATACCTATAATTTATATTATATTATGCAGATTTTCGTTAAGACGCTCACTGGAAAAACTATCACATTAGATGTTGAACCTTCTGATACTATTGAAAATGTTAAATCTAAGATTCAGGATAAAGAGGGAATTCCGCCTGACCAGCAACGCTTAATTTTTGCTGGTAAGCAATTGGAAGACGGTAGAACGCTGTCAGACTATAATATCCAAAAAGAAGCGACACTTCATTTGGTACTTCGGCTACGATAAAGTAAATTGATTTAAAATAATATTTATTACAT